CTCCACAGCAACCACGGTAGATTCTTTCGCAAACACAGAATACACAGGTGCCTTTTACGTATTCACAGGACACAACTCAACAGAAGGACATTCTAGTATACAAGAGGTCATGGTCATATCAAACGCAGATGCCTATGTTGGTCAAGGACCACAGGTTTCTACAAAAGGCACAGACCAACTTGCGTTTTCAGTAACACAATCTGGTACTTCAGTCACCCTAAAGGCGGCGTCGACGTCGGGATCAAGTACCACAGTCAACGGTTACAGGGTCCATATGTTGCGAGGTTCAGCTGGTGCGGCCACGTCTGACACTGTGTTGGTATCAACAGATCAAACAATCACAGGTACGAAAACACTGGCAGACAGTGTGGAGTTGAAATTTGGTACTGACGGAGATGCTAACATCAAACACACAGGAACCAACCTAAACATACAGGAAACAACTGGTGACATCAACATTAGAACTTATGCTGACAACAAGGATGTTATAATTTCAACAGATGACAGCAGTGGTGGAATTACTGAATATATTGTAGCAGATGGTTCTACTGGTGCAGTAAAATTAAAACATTATGGTACAACTGTTTTTGAGACGACAAGCACAGGGGCATCAATAACGAACACATCAACAAGCGATGCATTAGACATTACCACTACAGAGGATTCAAGCACGGCAGGACCAGTTATAAATTTAAAGAGAAACAGTTCAAGTGTTGCAAACTCAGACTACCTCGGACAGATCAAATTCCAAGGTGAGAATGATGCTGACCAAGAAGTTCTTTATGCAAAAATTTCAGGTAAAATTTTAGATAAAACAGACGGATCTGAGGATGGCATACTTGAATTTGCGTTCAAGAAAAACGGATCAAACAACATCTCAGGTAGATTTAGATCTGACAGTTTACAGTTATTGAATGATACCAGCCTAAGGGTCACAGGACACATTGAACTGAAATCACTTGCAAGTGATCCATCCGGCGGTACCGATCTTGCACAGATATATGCAAAAGATGACTCGTCTAGTGCTGAAGTTTTTGTTCAAGACGAAGCAGGTAATGTTACTAAAATATCTCCTCACAACGAAAAAGGTGAGTGGGAATACTTCTCTAGAAACACTAAAACAGGCAAGACTGTGCGTGTTAATATGGAAGAAATGATCAAAGATATCGAAAAATTAACAGGTAAAAAGTATATCAAGGAGGAATAATGGCAAAAAAAACTTACAGTCTTTTGAAAGTTGCTGATGACGATCCTGAAGGTAAGCCGATCACGAGTAATGATCCAGACTTTCACAAGAAACAAATTTACCACAAACTAGTAGTAAGAAATAAATCAACTAGCGAAAACAATTTGTTGTTGGTAACAAAAGCAGACACAAATGCGCCTGGTCCTCACATGACACTAACCAGAGATAGTGCGTCTCCGGCAAACAACGATCGACTGGGTAAGATACAATTCAAAGGCAACGACAGTGCAGGAAACACAATTAGATATGCCAGCATTGGGGTAAAAATTCAGGACACAACAACTGGCCAAGACGATTCAGCAATAGAATTCACTTGTAGGAAAGCAGGACAACACAAAAATTTACTGGTTGTACAACCCGATGGTATATTTGCCTTCAATGATCTACCTTTGGTGCTAAAAAGTTCCACAGGAAAGACCACTAGAATAAAAGGAAAATCCACAACAAAACGTAATGTATCATTTCCCGACTCGAGTGGTGAAGTAATGATCAATGACTCGGGTAAAGTAATGGTGTCCGATCTACCAACCAGCGATCCAAACAATGCAGGGCAACTATGGAACGATGGTGGCACCCTAAAAATTAGTGCTGGTTAGACAATTAAATCTAATATTGTCTGTAATTTACCTTTTATAGCTTTATTGTTAAGAGTGTTTTTTAGGCCTCCATGTAAATTTTTTGGCCAACATTCAAATGCACACCAACAATAACCGGAGTGTTCATCATTAAGTTTTGGAATAAATTCACCATCTATAGCTATAAGATAGGTATGAAAATAAAATTTTTGATCATTAGAGGTGAATAGTTCTAATGGAATAACTTTTTTGAATACAGGAGTAACGCCAACTTCTTCATTTATTTCTCTTTTCAACCCTTCAAATGCAGATTCGGTGCTTCTGGCCAATCCACCTACAAGTCCCCAAGTGCCTTGTGTTTTTTCGTCCGTTCTTTGTAAAAATAAAAATCTTTTAGTATTAGTCGCGTAAAATAAAGCACCCGAACAAATTATATTATCTCTCATTATAGTAATTTAGCCAGTCGTTTGTGCTTCTTGTTGAGAAAATTTTTTAGCCTTTTTATTTTCCAATCCTCGGTTGGAAAAATTTCTGTGGGCAATTCAATTCCTTCTCTACCCCATTTGACTTTATCCCAAATACGTTCATGCCCATAGTATAGAAACATTTTTGTCATGACCTCTATGCCAGCTATGGCACCTGCCCAATCCCACTTGCCTGTGATAAACCAAGCAATAAGGAAAGTATCACTAGTGGCCAATATTCGCCATGTAATAGTCTTTGTTAAACTTCGTGAAACTTTTGATTTCATATCATATTATAACAAAAAGTAAAAAAATTATCAAGGAGTGGTAGCGTCTTGACCAGAGGCATCATCATTACCAACAAATCCACCGTCAAGTACGATGGTCCAATTACCAGCAGTATATATACCTTCATAACTTTTTACCCACTCCGTACCGTTGAAACGATATTGTATTCCGGTATTCGTGTTTGTTACATAATGAAGTGTTGAGTCTGGATTACTTGCATCAAAGACTTTCTGCCATCTATTTAAAGAAGAATTATATTGCACAATGTCTCCAACACTGGCCACTAGGCTTCCCCATGTTGAACTTTGTTGGGTAGCAGTAGAGTCTCCTATTTCGTCTATTATAAGATATCTGTCGCCGTTGCTTGGACTAGTTGGTGCAAAAGTTGTTGGATTAATAATTTTTAAAACATTTGTTAAGGTGTTACCAGGGATTGTATCACTATCTATTGTGAATAAAAGTATTGTGTCATCCAATGGCGTGGTCGCTATTGTTCCTACAATTTCATTTCCAGTTGGCTGTGTAAGCCTAATTTGGCTTGTTCCATTTCTAACTTTTCCATATTGTTCTAATAATATTTTCCAGTTAACTGGTGGCCCAAAAGTTTCAAACGGATCAATATTATTTTTTTGCCTAGCTCCTGTTTGGAAACCATCTCCGCCAGTACTGACATTGAACCCTGTAGAGCCCAATAGTCTTAATTGATTTCCTGTAACCAATAAACCAAAGTTATTTGGAGTAATAAAACTCTGTGAGATAAGTGGACCGGTAATCAACCCTTTGTTAAAGCCCCCTTCATCATCATAAATGCTCATTACAATTTTTTGAACTACACCCAACTTGCTTACTTTCACTGGTGGAGAAAGCCATATAGGCATACTGAATGTCATTGTTGCAACATCTATTTCTGAATCAGCACCAACAGGAATACTTCGTGAGCTAAATGTTATGCCTGTCAGTTCAACATAACTTAAACTAGTCCAATCTATAAAATTATCAGATTTTTGAATTTCAAAATCAGGGTTGAACAGATATAAAATTTGCTCCATTATTTGTAATTTTTGATCGGTGTTTGTGCTATAGATATCAGCTGTGACTTCAAGCCTAAATGGAGAAGGCATAACTTTTTCCACTGTATATCCGGCACCCATTTTGTTACTATATGTTCCGTCTGCTAACAAATCCCTTTCTTTAAGATGCTGTTTTTCAACGTGATAAGGATTTTGCATCCTTTCTCTATCATAGTTTAATTCTCTGATATAACATGCAATCTTTGGTGCATAGTTTAAAGCGTTTTCACTATTATTCCTTATAATGTTTGCAACTTGTCTTGTAGCATCACCATAAACAACAGGCACAGGTCTAAGGGCAACCTGTCCGTCGGATCCTTTTCCTGTTTCTACACTGAAGTTTCCAAGGATACGCATGAATTGTGTGAGAAATCTTCTTACCTGTCCAGAATAAAAATGTAACATTAATTGTCAGCCTTTGGTTTCAGGGCGTTTTCTAAAGATTGTCTCTGTTTCACAGTCAAACCATTGATAGTGCTTGTGCCTGATCTGTTTACAAAACCAGTTTTTTGTGTGGATCTCGAATCATTGTTTGTCAAGGTCATACGCACAGAGTCCTCAATTTTCACCCATCTATTACCGTCATACCTGAACAATCTGTTAGGCAGGTAATCTGTTCTTAAAAAGTAATCTCCAGTATTTACATTTGCATTTGGAAAGGACGTTCCAAAACCAGCTGGATTGCCATTTGGAGCAACGCCATCACCGTTCAAATAAAAACCAAAATGTGAAGTTGCTGGAGTATCTATGGACGCATTTATTGACTTATCGGAACTGATTCTGTCAGTTGAATTTACATTGTCAGTCCTAATATTGCCCCTCTCATCGATGGGTGCCACGTAATATTGTTTGTAATTGAATCCAGACTTAGGTGCATCGTCTTCTGCTTGGGCAATCACCTGATCAGAGATAGTTTTTTCTCTGTTATAAGTTGACATATAACTAGCAAGAGAATTTTCAGTGGTAGCATCTCCAAGTATATCTCTGTATTCTTGTGAATCAACCAGAGACTTCAACTTTAGTCTTAGCAAGTGTGGCCAATAAGTCTGTGAGAATCCTTCTGCCGCCCTGTTAACATCTTCAATGACATAATATCTTTTTAGGGCAATTGGGATAGTTTCATCCAAACTATAGTCTTCTTTTAGATGAGGGAATTCAATAACATCACCTGACATCGGTTTCCTTCCTAATCTTTCCACGACATCGTTCAAATGCACAGTGCAAAATAATGTATCATTCTGTAAAAACATGCCAAATTGGCTTAGATTGAAATCTATGTCTTGCACATTATAAATTCCTCTTATAGTGTACACGTCGGCATCATATTTCCTATCTCTGTTTTCTAGGAATAGTAGATCCTGAATTGTTCTTTCGTTTAGACTGTCACCTGAATATTGTGGCTGAGTTGGCGATGCCTCGCCGTCTTTGTTAGAACTACCTTGATCATATGGTCCTAGGTATTTGTGAAAATGTAAATCAGTACCTCCGACCGTAAACATCTCTTTGATGTTGCGATCAAAAAATTTGTAATCATTGCCCTTTTCTGGCTTAAAAATGGATAATCTTGGCATATCATACATATTTATTGTATAGGCAAAGGCAATAAATATCAGTATGTCAGAACTTCAAACAGGACAACAAGAAATATTCGATTATGTCAAAAATAACCTAGGTGAGGGCATGATAGATGTTGAATTAGACCCAAAACACTATCAAACGGCTCTTACTAGGGCAATTGACAGATACAGACAACGCTCTTCAAATGCAGTTGAAGAATCTTATGCATTTTTAGAACTTAAAGAAAATCAGAATACTTACATACTACCAGACGAAGTAATAAACGTAAGAAAACTATTTAGAAGAACAGTCGGTTCTAGGACTGAAGGTGGACAAGGTGGTACACTATTTGAACCATTCAATTTAGCCTATACTAACACATATCTTTTGAGAGCAGGAGCAACAGGTGGTTTGGCCACTTATTATGCTTTTGCATCTTATCAAGAATTGATAGGAAAATTGTTTGGTTCATTTATTCAATTTCACTACGACGTGGCAACAAAAAAACTCACCATCACACAGAGGCCAAGAGCAGATCAAGAAACTGTTTTGATGCATACCGACAACTTTAGACCTGACATTACACTTTTCAAAGACATATATGCAAAGCCCTGGATCAGAGACTACACCCTGGCAGTATCAAAAACAATGCTAGGTGAAGCTAGAGGAAAGTTTAACACAATTGCAGGTCCACAAGGTGGCACTCAATTGAACGGTGCTGAACTTAAACAGCAAGGTCTTGCTGAGATGGAAAGACTTGATTCTGAAATTGGAAACTTTGCAGAAGGTGGCACGCCACATAGTTTTGTTATAGGTTAATTCTTTAACACTACATTTTAAATACATGCGATGTCAAAAAACCGTTACCGAACATACGCAGATCTCAATCTAGACGAACTAGAACAGGTGGTCCAAGATTTAGAAAATATGAGCATTGTTGCATTGAAGGAAAAGAAAAAAGAACTAAGGTTAACAATACTTAAATCCGCACAAGAAGCCAAAAAAGAAATAGAAAAACGGATTAAAAATCACTCATGAAAAAAATAACCATAAAAAAACTTAAGACACGTGCCCCCAAAATTCCAGAGTACAGTTGTCCATTGATTGATGAAATAATAGCTGATCTGTCGACAGACCCAAATATAAGATCAAGCAAGTTTATAAAAGTAAGGAAAAAATTAAACCAACTACGTAAACAAAATACACAATTAAGATCTAGCGGAGTGTATTGGTATGAGACGGTAAAAAAAATTCTTGAATAATTGACGTAAATTTAGTATACTAAACAGATGCTGATAGGAATAGTAGGACTTATAGGTTCTGGCAAAGATACAGTTGCACAACGATTAGTAGAAAAGCATGGTTATATAAAAGATAGTTTTGCAAAAAGCTTAAAAGATGCAGTTGCATCCATGTTTAATTGGAATCGTGAAATGCTCGAAGGTGATACAACAAGCAGTAGACACTGGAGAGAAAAGCCAGATAAATTTTGGAGTAAAAAATTTGGCAAAGATATCACGCCTAGATGGGTGTTGCAATACTTTGGCACAGAGGTCATGCGAGGACAGATGTATGATGCAATATGGATTGATAGTTGTATTGGCAGATACAAAGGACAAAATACAGTGATATCAGATACTAGGTTTGTAAATGAAATAAAAACTATCAAAGAACATGGCGGTATAATTGTGTGTGTAAAAAGAGGTAAATTACCCACGCAAAAAGAGATGCAGGAGAGTGGGGCACATCAATCAGAGTGGGATTGGCTTGCCAGTGACTTTGATATAACAATTGAAAATGATGGAACTTTAGATGAATTATATGCTAAAGTAGATGATTTAATCGTCAGCAATAAGATCGCCCACACGCCAGCCCAGCCTACGGACTCCACCGAGCCTTTGGCAATTGGCGCAAACAGTTTTTAAGTTAGTTTCATTAACATTACGCAAATTTCCGTCTACAAAAAATACATCCAGCTGTGATTGATCCTGGGCTTTGAACCCACATAATTCACATTTCCTACGTTTCTTATATCCTGATCTCTGTAATGGAGTGATGCCTCCGATTCTTTTTTGTGACTTCTTTCTGTTGCAAGTGTCACAGAGCCTGCGCCAGTATATCCTATCCTTTTTCTTGTAAGCATACGCCCTCGGCTTCGCCTTACACTCCATACACATAGGTCTCACATTATAAGTCATATATGCTATTTACGTCGCCTATATAGGCACCAAAATATGGTAAATTTTATCGTAAAAAGCTTACGATCAAATAAATAAAAGCAGTATACGTATAAACTTGCAAGGAGAGAACGTAAAATGGCTTTAACATCACCAGGAGTAGAGGTAAGTGTAATAAACGAAAGTTTTTATGTACCATCAGATGCGGGTACAACACCTCTTTTTATAGTAGCATCTAGTCAAGATAAAAAGAACGGAGCAGGATCAGGTACAGCGGCAGGAACACAAACTGCAAACGCAAACACTGTATATTTGATTTCTTCTCAAAGAGAATTAACAGAAACATTTGGAGATCCAAAATTTTACACAGATGCTTCAGCAAATCCTTTACATGGATATGAGTTAAATGAGTGGGGATTACAGGCCGCTTATTCATTCCTAGGAGTTGCCAACAGAGCATACGTGTTAAGAGCAAACATAGACACAAATGACTTGCTAGGAAGTGCAAATGCACCAACGGCAAGACCAGTCGATGGCACATATTGGTTTGACCTTGCATCAAGCACATATGGAATATTTGAGTGGTCTCAATCAGATCAAAAATTTACAGCTAAAACACCAACGTTAATCACATCGGTTACTGACCTGGTAGGTAACAGTTCAACAGCTTTTCCAAAGACATCAATAGGATCAGTAGGTGATTATGCAATTAACACAACACACGTAAGTAACAAAATTTACAAGAAGACAGCAAGTAACACATGGGTGCATCTTGGTTCAAGTGCATGGCATTTGTCACTTCCTGTATTCACAGTAAATTCAGGCACTACAGTTACAAGTGGACACAACATTCAGGTCAATGGCGTACAAGTACAAGCGGCTGGTACTGCTTTATCTGATGTTGCCACAGCATTCTCAAGTGCAAATGTACCTGGCGTTAGTGCGTCAGTTAACAGCACAACAGGTAACTTAGAAATATTCCACAATGGCCTAGCATTTGGAGACAGTACAGCAGGCTTCAACACAATTAGACTTGAAGAAGGTAATGGAACATTATTATCAGACCTAGGCCTAACAGCTGGAACATTCAACACTAACAAGTTTTTACAGGCATCACACACATCAAGACCTACTTGGAAGACAGCAGACGAAAATAGACCATCTGGATCAGTATGGTTTAAAACAACTTCTGCAAATTCAGGTACTAACATTGTAACAAAACTTTACAATGCAACACTTGGTGCGTTTGCAACTGTGACAGCACCGCTACATGCTACTAATCATCAAGCGATTTTCAAATTAGATCCTTCGAATGGTGGTACAAGTATTGCGGCAGGCACAATTTACACACAATTTAATATCACGGAACAGTCAGTAGATGGACAATCCGATACGACACCAAATGTTGGTGATTTCCAATTGTTTAGATACGAAGGTGGTGAGACTATCATTAGTTCTAAAACAACACATCCAACTTTTGTTCATAATGAGACTTTCTCAGTAAGAGAGTCTGTTAAAGGACAAGAAGCACTGGCGGCGGCAAAAACTGTTACAATACAATCAAGTGATGGATCAACCGTTGCTGACAAAGAGGATTTTGTAACGGCATTTACAGCACAAAACTTTACTAACCTAGAAGCAAGTATTATAACATCAGGTGAATTCACTGGTGCTATACAAATCAAACACAAACTGGGTGGCGAGTTTAGAATGAACCAACTATCAGGCACACCGTTAGACGATGCTGGATTAGGAGTTTCACAAGCTCATCCATATGGTGGATTTACTGCGAACAGTTCAACGTTGGTTGATAACTTGTATGTTGCGCCAACAGGTGATTCAGAAGACTCTACTGTAGGTAACGAAGTTATAGCAAGTAATTTCAAGAGATTGAGCTACACTGCATCATTGAATGAACCAACTAGTGAACCTACAGATGGTACACTTTGGTATAACACTAACATAGATGAAGCAGACATTTTAGCACACGATGGAACATCTTTCAGAGGTTACAAAAATGTTTATTCTAACACAGATCCAAATGGTCCACAGTTTAGTGCAACTGCCCCTACTACTCAGTCAGATGGTACTCCACTTGTTAACAATGACTTATGGATTGACACAAGTGATTTAGAGAACTATCCGAAAATATACAAATACAACACTGCGGCTACAATTACATCAACTAACACATCAAACTCAGTTGCTGTGACAACTACTGGTGCCGCTTTTGAATTGATCGACAAAGCAGACCAAACCACAGAAGACGGAATAGTTTTTGCTGATGCTAGATATCACACTAGTGCAGAGAAAAATGCAAATAACAACACAGGCGCAGGTGCGGCTTCAAGTATCAAAGATCTTTTAAGTGATAACTTCTTAGACCCAGATGCACCAGACCCAAGTCTATTCCCACAAGGAATATTGTTATGGAATACAAGACGTAGTGGATACAATGTTAAAGAATACAAAAACAATTACATTACTACTACAAAATATCCAAGCTCAGGTTCGACTGGTTTAGGAAACATTAGATTTGGTAATGAATCAGTAGCAGGTTACTACCCTGACAGATGGGTGACAAAATCTACAAACAATGCAGATGGTTCTGGAGTGTTTGGTAGAAAAGCACAAAGAAAAGTTATTGTAAATCAATTAAAAGCTGAGATTGATACAAACCAAGGTATCAGAGAAGATCAGAGAGGATACAATGTTATTGCAACACCTGGTTATCCTGAATTGATTTCAAACATGATTAACTTAAACACAGATAGAAACAACACAGCGTTTATAGTAGGCGACACGCCATTTAGATTAGAGGGCAACGCAACTGCTATACAAAACTACGCAAACAACTCGGCGAACGCAACACAAGACGGCGAAGACGGACTTGTAAGTTCAAGTGATCATTTGGGTGTATTTTATCCATCTGGACAATCAACTGACAATGCCGGAAACACAATTGTTGTACCACCAAGTCACATGATGCTAAGAGTCTTAGCAAACAATGACAACGTGGCATTCCCATGGTTTGCACCAGCTGGAACTAGACGTGGTGTAGTTGACAATGCTACATCAGTTGGATTTATCGACGCAAGTACAGGTGAGTTTAACCCTATTTCTGTAACAGAATCTCTACGAGATACAATGCATGGAGTAAAAATAAATCCAATAACATTCTTCTCTGGAGCAGGTATTGTAAACTTTGGTAACTTAACGAAAACTTCGGGAAGTTCGGCATTAGATAGAATCAACGTTTCAAGGTTGGCAGTGTTCCTAAGATCACAATTGGACGCAATTGCTAAACCATTTATATTTGAACCAAATGATGAACTAACAAGAAATGAAATCAAACAAGCAGTTGAGTCATTCTTGCTAGAACTTGTTGGTCAGAGAGCGTTGTTTGACTTCCTAGTTGTATGTGATGACACAAACAACACGCCAACTAGAATAGATAGAAACGAATTGTATGTGGATATTGCGATTGAGCCTGTGAAATCGGTTGAATTTATCTTCATACCATTAAGAATAAAAAACACAGGAGAAATAGCAAAATTAGGGAACTAATTTTCGATAAATAGGAGAAACAGATGGCAATATCAACATTATCAAAATTTACAGTACCTTTAGCAAACGATCAAAGCTCAGCATCACAAGGATTATTGATGCCAAAACTTCAGTATCGTTTTAGAGCGATCCTGGAAAATTTTGGAGTTTCAACACCACGTTCAGAACTTACAAAACAAGTAATGGACATTACTAGACCAAACTTAACTTTTGACCAAGTTACCTTAGACGTTTACAACTCAAG